GTACAGCAGCTACTGTATGAGCGCACCACTCCGCCTATTACTGGACCGGCTGGTGTCATTGTTACTCTGCCGTTTAAAAGCTATCTGAGTGGGTCAACCAGCGCGCTGCAGGTGATAATTAAAAACGCCGTGGCTACTGTCTAATGTTCCGCTATGCCAAAAAAAGGCGGGTGCTATGGCCCGTCACTATCAACGCGCCGTCAGAAGATGGTAGCGGGTCGATAGAGAGCGCAGAGGTAAAACTGCTGTACGAATTGATGCGCCGGTCTGAGGCTGTTGAGATTGAAAACGACATCGACAAAGCCCAGCAGGTATTACCGGCAAAAATACATGACTGGGAAGGTGTGGCAGACGAAGACGGGGAGGAAATACCTTTCAGTCCTGAAGCTCTGGCTGCGCTGTTGGATGTGCCCTACATAGAGAGGGCTTTTGCGATTGGGCTAATTCAAGCCAGTAATGGTGCGCCAGCAAAAAACTCGAAAGCTGGGTCCGATACATAACGTCAGTTGACGGATTCGGTCCCAGCTATTGCGAGTTCTGCAAGAAAGGGCGCAACTCAACAGAATTATGTAACGACTGCCTAGCGCCTCGATTGTTAGATGAGAATACCGAAGCAGTAGCCTTATTTCTATCGGTGCAAACGCAGTGGAGAGTATCCGGCATGGGCCAGAGGATCGGACTGGACTACGCAGGCATAGAGGCTTTCTGCCGTATCAATGGCCTAGACGTTAGTCAAGAAACCTTTGGGAAACTGCAACTGTTAGAACGCACAATGTTAACTGTGGATAGAGAACAGCATGCCAGCAAAAACTGATGTCCTGAGAGTTCGCCTAGTCTCCGATGGAGCCGGAAAGGTCAGGGCAGACATGCTGGGTGTGGACGATAGTTTCAGGAAAGTCGGTAAAAGTTCTAAATTCTTGTCAGGCGGTATTGCCAAACTTTCGGGGTTGTTAGGCACGCTGTCTGTCACTGGGTTGGCACTGGCTGTTAAGGGGTCACTATCGTTTGCTGATTCTATCGACAAAGCCGGAAAGGCTGCCGGTGTTAGTGCCGAGTTTCTGCAGGAGTTGCGGTTCGCTGGCGATCAGTTAGGCATTACCAATAAGCAAGTGGACGAAGGCTTCCGGCGTATGACTCGACGCTTAGGTGAATTCGTTAACTCCGGGGGTGGCCCTGCTGCGAAGGCGATTGAACAGTTAGGGATAAATGTTTTTGATCTGAATAAGGAGTTTATAGGGACAGAAAGGACATTTGAAAGGTTTGCGGAAGAAATGCAAGGCTTGGCAACTGATGCTGAAAGGTCGGCATTTGCTGCGCAGATATTCGGTGATGACGTTGGTCCGAAAATGGCTTTGCTGGTCAACGAAGGCGTTGGTGCCATTGCAAGACTTCGGCAAGAAGCCCGAGACCTGGGCGTGGTCCTGTCTGATGATCTTATTAAGCAATCCGTAGAAGCACAGGATTCAATCAGTAAATTATCGTCTGTTCTGAAGGCGCAGTTTAATGTTGCGATCTCTCAACTTACGCCGCTTATACTCGAAGCAGCAGAAGGATTCCTTGAGCTGACAAAAGCCGCCCGTGAATTTTTCGGGATAGGTCTTGGCCCGATAGAAGCATACAGAAAACGACTCAAAGAACTGAAAGAGGAAGCTGCCGATTTACGGGAAAAGTTAGGGGGTGGAGGTGTTAAAGAAGCGTTGACAGACTTCCTCGGCAAGCGTGGGGAATTCGAAAAGGAATTGAAGGGGATCGAGAGCCAGATAGTCGCTATTGGTCGCGCAATCGAATGGCTGGAGTCAAAGGGCAAAAATAAACCGCTAGACGACCTTGGCGCAGGCGCAGGCGCAGTCGGCGCAAAGGAACTAAACAAAGAATTAGCAAAGATACTGGATAGGCTTAACCCGATAGCGGCACGTGCGAAACTGTACGTCGATGAACTGGCAAAGATAAAAGCGGGCAATCCGGCTTTGTTTGACCAAGCCGCAGCTGTCAAGAAACTGACGGATGAATATTATGAAGCAGTTTCACCGGTCGAGGATCTTAATAAAGAAGTCGCGAAAATCGGGCCGACTGCAAAAGTTGCGGCCAGCGAGACACAGCAAGTATTTAACCGTGCGGGGGAAAATATCCAGCGCGCTTTTGGGGATACCTTCACAGACATATTCAGAAACGGTATCACTAAGTTCGAAGATCTGACAGACGCACTGCGCGATATATTCGCTAGACTTGCTGGTGAAATTGCGGCCATGCTGGTATTCAGGCCCCAGCTGCTTGGGTCAGCCGTGGGTGGTCTTGGGTTATTCGGCAGTGCTGGCGCTGCAGGCGGTACAGGTACTGCAGCTGGTGGGCTAGGCGGGTTCCTGGCTGGTGGCAGCGGCTCGGCGTTGCTTCCGCTGGCACTGGCAGCCGGTGGTGGCCTGGGTGGCATCCTGGGTGGCAATGCTCTATCTAATATGCTCGGGCTCAATGCAAGCCGTGCAGGTAATGCCGGTGGTTTGCTGGGTGCGCTTGGCGGGTCTTACGGCGGTTTACTATTGGGGAGTTCTACCGGGTTAGGTCCACTCGGAATTCCGCTAGGCGCACTGCTAGGAGGCTTGGGCGGAAGTGTTCTAGGCAATCTGTTCGGTGGTGGTGGAAACAATAAACAGAAGTTCGGATTCAACACAGGCGCCGGTGGGGTACAAACACCGTTCGGTGGTCTAAGTGTATCAAGGTCTCAGAATATCGACGCAGACGCCATTGTACGCAGCCTAGCGGGTATTGATAAGTCAATCGCTAAACTGCTTGACCCTGAACAGATAGCACGTGTGCGTGGTGCGCTTTCTGGAACTGGACAGTTTTTCAGCGCGCATAGCTTTGACAATGAATCATTCGATGTGGTGAAAACCAGACTGGTCAGAATCATCGATGCTGTTGCCGAAAACACTGTTGCATCTGGACTGCTAAACCAGATTGGCCGAGATCCTGGAAACATCGATCAGTTGATTGGAGAGGCTGGCAGAATCATCGAGTTGATCAATATGTTTGGCGAACAGGGCGAACCGCTGAACAACGCAGAGTTGGCATTGCAAACCATCACTGAACAGTTTAAGGCGCTGTCTGATGTCGCTGTAGATCTGGGCTTTTCGGTAGAGGAAGTCAACGAGCGCTTAGCTAAAGCTACTCAGCAGTTAACGACCGATTTCAATGCATCTATCTCTGATCAGATACTGGCTATAGAGCAACCTTTCATTTCTGCCATGGAGGCGGTGGAACGGGCTGCCAGAGACAGACTGGACAACGCTAAAACCCTGGGCGCTGATCTGGTCGAAGTCGAACGGCTTAATGGTTTAGACAGGCAAAAGATACTGGACCAGTTTTTCGGTTCATCCAATTCTAGCCTGCTGGCTACGCTAACATCGCTCACGACTACCGGTGCAGGTGGTCTATCCATTGGTTCACAGGTCAGTAACTCAGAAAGTATATTCAACACATTGTTATCCGATGCCCGCAGTGACCCATCTGCGCGGTCGTCGCTGGCTTCCTTCCTCCCTGGATTTATCAATTTAAAACGTGAACAGCTCGGGAGTTCGGCTGAGTTCTTTGAGTTCACAAACTTCCTGGATTCTGTTGTCCGTGGCCTGGTCGATCAGACAGACACTGTGACGACTCTAAACGATGTCGGTGCGGCTATCACGACTGGAGACAACGCGATAGTAACTACACTGCAGGAAGAAATAGGAAGTCTGAAACAAGAAATCGTCGAAATGAATGCAGACATTAAACTACTACTTAATGCACCGGCTGCTGCCTAATGCTATTTGGGCTTAATCCATTCGCGTCTATAGGGTTTGCCAGCTCCACTATCGATGAGTCAGTAGCATCCACTACTGTAGATCTCATAGCCGATCAGGAAGCCGCAAGGTCGTTTCTATTCCATGCGACACCATATGATACATCTACTGCATCTGAAACAGATGTCCGTGCCTCCATTGGATTAGCACATCCAATTGTTGACGATGAGCACTGGCCTGCATACTTAGAAAATGCCTGCGACAGTAATGTGGACTTGTTTGGTGATGATGAATCCGCACAGGGTCGCACATCATTCGGCAATCTGGAGTTATTGATTGGGGATGGTGCTCGCGATGACCTCGCCGCATATGCGTGGGATGGGCGCGACGTTGATGTAAAGCTGGGCGCTGAGGGGTTTGCTATTGATGAATATATCACTGTCCTCAAGGGTACAGCGGAAGGTATCACCTATGACCGCAGACGGCTAGGTATTGTCTTCAGAGGTAAGGAAACCTTATTGGATAAGGACATCCAGGAGACGACCTACACCGGCGCAGGTGGTCTCGAGGGTGATGCGACACTGGAAGGCAACGAGAAGCCATTAGTTTATGGCGCGGTCACGAACATTACGCCGATACAAGTCGATTCTACAAATCTGGTGTATCAGTTCCACGATGGTTCGGCGGAGTCTGCGGTTGCTTTTGATGGTGGACTCGCCTTGGATTCGGCTGGTGACGTGGCGGATATAACAGCGGCCAGTGTTGAGCCTGGATACTACAAAACTCAACTGGATAGTGGTTATATCAAACTAGGTGCACCACCTTCTAAGCTACTAACTCTAGACGTACAAGGGGATAACTCTGGAGATGGGTATGTTAGTAACGCTGCCCATATTATAAAGCGTATTGTCATTGACAGATCAGACCTGACTGCAAGCGATTTAAACCTGCCTTCGTTTTACACTGCGCACCTGGACAGCAGCCGGTCGGTCTCGGGTGTATACATAACCGGCGGGACTATTGCCTCGGTGGTTAAAGATCTGATGCACAGCATCGGCGGGGCCTGGACGTTTAACCGAGTTGGATTGTTGACTATAGCTGTCCTCCGCAAACGTTTCCGTTCCGGGACCATCACGGAGGACGATATAGTCAAAGGGTCGTTTAAGCGTGTGCGCACTGTTCCGCCATCATGGCGACGACGTATCGGTAGCACTAAATCATGGACAGTCCACAACGAAAGCCAGTTTGTTGGTGCAGCTACATCAGCTCGGCGCACTCTGACATCTCGGGAATACCAGTATTCGACGAATGAAACGGCATCGATAAAGGAAAGGCATCTCGGGGCGCGGGTTGTCGTTAAAGACACGCTACTTTCAACGTCCGCCGATGCAGACACAGAGAATGCGAGGCAACAAGCACTATACGGAGCGACGTTTGACCGGATTGATATCACTACCAGGCGACAGCAATTCAGATACCAGATAGGTCAGACCATCACTCTTGACTATGATCGATTCGGCATTGATGCAGATATGATAATTTTAGGTATTCGGGAAAATACTACGTCAGGCAGAACGACTTTCCGGCTCTTGATGACGGACAATGAATTTACCGAATTGTTTGAGACAGCATCATCCGCCACGCTTGTCGAGACACTATCCGGTGAAAGTTTGGACTTGGGATAAGTAAATGCCAACAATAGCAAATGCTAACGATACGACAAAGGCCGAAATTGCTGCGATAGGCGGACTATTCAATGCCAGCCATTATGGTGCGGCAGGAACTGGCTATCCAACAGACGATACATCGGCCATACAAGACGCGCTGGATGATGCTGCAGCAGTGAGTGGAGTGGTATTCGTTCCTTCAGGGGAATACTATTTAGCCAGCACTCTGGAGATAACTCAGGGCGCGTCGTTGATGGGTGAGAGTACGCTGGGGACTATATTTACATCTGACTACGACGGTGAAATCATACGCAATGCCTATGCCGGTGCGCCATACAATAACAGGGGAACATTCCTGAGAGATTTTTCTATTGTTGGTGATCTAGCAGAAACATCACAAGATGGCTTGTCCTTGCTACGCTTTTCTACGCCGTCATACATTCAAGGCGTCGAAGTGTCAGAGTGTGGCAGGCATGGTGTCGTTCTGCAGGAGTGTATTGGTACATTCTTCCAATCGACATATTCGCATGATAATGCCGGAAGCGGCTGGGTGCTTGCTCAGGGGTTTAATAACTGGACTGCTCGGACACCTAATAGTCTCCCAACGAATGCCTGCGCTTTCCATTCATGTACTGCAGACGGTAATGACGCGGCGGGGCTGCATCTGACATCTGCCGGGGGGAATACGTGGTTCGGTGGATATATCCAGAATAGTTACGCTGCATTTAATGGTGCGGGGTCTCATATCGGATGGAATATATTTTTAGGTGCTGGGGCAAGCGGTAACTCATTTCATGGTCTCTGGGTTGAGGGTCCGTGCAAGTGTCACATCTATGGCCAGAATGATGACGGGGCACTAGTTGCCGTTAACACGTTCACAGATATATATCATTCTGTAAGTGCTGGGGCAAACGTCGAGAGGCTGTGCATCAGTGACAAGGGGACTCTGGTTATAAACGGGCACAGCGGGGCATCAAATGTGTACGCGACTACAACACGGGATGGCGTAACACATACAACCCTTTGCCGCTGTTGTGAAGACGATACTGCGGCATGGGCTGCAACCACTGCTTATTCTGTCGGTGATCTGGTCGAAAATGATGGAACGAATCGGTATATATGCACAGATGCGGGGACATCGGCAGGGTCCGGCGGACCAACAGGAGAGGTAATCGACCCTGCAAGTGCAACCATAACAGACGGCACATGCGAATGGATATGGGATGGAATCGAAGGCGTTGGGAGGCTATCTGTTATTGGTATTAAGCATAACTCCACAGCCACGCTAGGCAATTATTTAGCGATAGAGGCTCAGGACAGTACGGCTCCAGGCGCATTATATGCAAGTGAGCTTATCCTATTCACAAGCGGCATTGCGTCAAGTTAAGTTATGGACGAAACAACTAATATTATAATCGCCACGCCGATACTGTCAGACGCTGCTACTGCGATAACGGGTACACCAGAGACAGCAGCAGGCCCGGCAAGCAACTTACAGACCATGCAACCCACAGACGTATGGGAAGGCACTGGTGGCACTCCTTACCTTGTTATCGACCTGGGCGCAGTATCGGATTTTAATTTGATAGCCTTGCTGGCAACCAATCTAGGCACCAGTGACACGATGCGGGTCCGTACGGCGGATACTGAGGGCGCACTAACAGGTGGTCCGACCTGGGATTCGACAGCTCTAACACAGTCCTATGTTGGCGCTGAGGGGCACGTCTTTATCTGGAGACCGGCAGGCGAAACAAACCGATGGATAAGGATTGATTTGGCAACAGCATCCGATCCTATGTACTGTGGGCGTCTGTATGTTGCCGACGCTTATCAGCCATCGCTAAACTATCTGGTCGGCGACAATGAGGATGGCTATGCTGATGAGTCATTGCTTGACCTGACCGATGGCGGAAACATGATTCCTACATCTGGCGCTAATCGTCAAGTTTTTTCCTTTGCATTAAAAATGCTAACTGAAGCCGAGAGGCACGAAGTTCGAGAATTAAATAGAACACGGGGCGGCAGTAGTGATGTCCTTGTGATAAGTGCGCCAGAGGCGGCATCTAATAAAGGTGATGCTATTTACTATGGTCTTATGCAGA